TAGCGCGCTTGAATGGGGTTCAAGAGGCCGTGAGTTCGATTCTCGCCACTCGGACCAGATGATTCCCAGTCGAACAACTGTTCGGCTGGGAATTTTTTTGTTTTTCGGAAGCAGACGCTTCGGAAAGATTAAAATAAATAAGCATTTCCGTGTCTGTGATCTCGATGCGATTTACAAAGGTATCAATGATCCTGCGGTTATAATCCTCGGTACGTTCATTGGGAGAGATAAGGAACTGCTCCAACAGGAAAAGGATGCGCTCACGATCCAGAACGGGTGGATGAATTTCTTTCATGGATTCTAATTGATAGTTGAGGGTGCTTTCCTGCTGCTCCAAGTCAGCAAGGCGGGCGGACAGACGAGAGCTGGCAGTACCGTTTTCAATGGATTCAATGATATTGTTGATTTTTCGGTGCACATCAGCCAGGTTTTGCTCTAACATTGCACGCTCTGGATCGGGCTGGTTGACATCTGCCTGCTGTGCAGCGGCAATAGCGTCGGCCAGATCTTCAAGAGTGTCTGGACGAAGGATATTTTCACAGATGGCATTGACCACAAGATTCTCGGCAACATCTTTTGGGATGTTTTTCTTTTTGCAGGTACCGCCATCAGCTTTATTCCCGCAAGCATAGTAATAGTAAACATCGTTGCGGCAGTTGTGGCCGGAGATACCCCGCATCAGGCTGTGGCAGCAGCCGCAGAAAAGCTTGCCAGAGAGCAGATAGTCGGCATGGGAACTGTGTGGTGCGCGGTGCTGCTTATTGAGTGTGAGCATTTTCTGAGCCCTCTTCCATAGATCATCGTCGATGATGGCGGGAATTGCACCATCAATGCGGACATCGTAGGCCTTGCAGATATAGACACCATGATAGGCTTCATTCTGGATGATACGAGGAATGCTGCATTTGTTGAAGGCGTTGCCCTTACTGGTACGGAGCCCGGCAGCGTTCAGCTGCTCCACGATGAAAGCGCTGCTTTCTCCGGCCGCATAGTGCTCAAAGATGAATCGAATGGTCGGGGCGTTTTTCTCGTCGATAATAAATCGCTTGTGTTCATCCGTAGTAAGCCCCAGGGGGCGGCTGGGATTGATGGCTCTTCCTTTCAATGCGGATTCCCGCATACCACGCCGCATCTTTTGAGCCAGTTCTGCGGAATAGTATTCGGCCAGGGATTCCATCAGACCTTCCAGAATAATGCCCTCGGGCCCTTCCACAGAGCTTTCGGCTGCATAAAGAATGCGAACTCCGTTATCCCGCAGTTTCTTTTTGTAGACCGCGCTATCATAGCGATTGCGGGCGAAGCGGTCGGTTTTCCAGCAGATCACGAGATCGAACAGATGCTTGCTGCTATCTGCGATCATCTGCTGAAAAGCCAGCCTGGATTCAACACCACGGCCCGAAATGTGCCGGTCAATGTATTCATGCACGATTGTCAAGCCATGCTGCCGGGCGTAGGCTTCGCAGTCCCGGCGCTGGCCCTCGATGCTCTGCTCGGTCTGCTGGGAACCGCCGCTGTAACGGTAGTAGGCAACCAGACGGTTCCCGGGAGATACTTTCTTTTTTCTTGCCATGATTGCTCCTTGTGCGCTGAGCAGGATCATGGTACAATGAAATTGCTCAGCAGGCGTGTTTTCTTATTCTATGATTATTCTCCGACAGACAGATTCCCCATCTGGCCCCGGCGGCTCTATCGTACAGAGCTGCCGGGGATTCTTTTTTGTCGGATTGTGTTCTGAGGGGGATCATGCTATAATAAAAATGCAGACCGGGTCGTGAAGTCCACGGCTGCACCTCCTCACAAAGCAAGACGGTGGAATGTTTTCTTATGAGGAACCCCGCTGGTGTTGACGCACTGGCGGGGTTATTTTTATCTATGGAACTATTTCCAAAATGAAAATAAATTAGAACAAACTATCCCAAGCGGATTCTGAACTTTCGTAAGCATAATTAGAACCACCACTAGAACTAACGGAAAGTTCTAATGTATAACCGTAATAGTAGCCGTTGCTAAGTTCAAAGTCTAGGGACTCTTGAGATTTATAATACTCTGTTTGAGATTTCCACAAATCAGTACGGCCATACCAAGAAGAGTGTATCGTTGCACAAGCATAGTAGACTTGATAGGTGCCGAGTGGAACCAAAACGGATAATGTCTCACCGTGGCGAATATAGTAACTACGAACTGCTTTGTTGTTTTGAGCCAAAAGAAGAACATAATCCCTGTTTCCGCTGGCGGTAACATCGAAGGGAGCAAGTTCTACGTCTTTCCCTTTATACCAAAGAATGCCGGTAGAAGGCTTTGAAACAGGGCTAGGCATAGCAATAGGCGCAGTCATTCGACTGGAAGAGAAATCAGTGCTACTAGAGGACAAAGACGATGAAGAGCTGGGAAAGATGCTATCGATATTTCCGGAGAATAAGAGAAAGCAAACGACAAGGCCGAACAGCAAGAATCCGGCAATTAGGATATCTGCGAAGGAATGTTTGTGACTAGGGGATCTCTTTGCAATTGAGCTTGGTGAATTTTGTGCTGGTGTTGTTGCAGGTGCTGAAACATTGGGTGTTTCGGACGCTCCAAAGATTTCAGAAAGGTCTTGCATAAAACCGGTAAGTTCCGTTAGAAGGATAGACGGAGAAACGAAGGCGTGAACGCTTTGCAAATCCTGAACAACGACAGAGAAAAGAACAGGCAAATCTTCATTTTTGGGAGAATCATCTGTTCTATCTGCAAAATGAAGACGATATTTGTCCCAACGTGCGATGTAAGTAGCAAGGTTTCTTGTAATCTCAATGGAAAAATTATCATCGGTTCCGGCAGAGAGGGTGTCTGAACATAAAAATGCAACATTATGGTCGCAGCCGAGTATTTCTACACAATAAGTAAGAAAAAAGGCATATATTTTAGCCAGAACAGGGCGAGAAGGTGAATTTGATTCAATAGAAGTAGCATCAAAAAGCGCTTTTGCATGTGGTAGAATACCGGCAGCATACATGAGCGAAAGCCGGTTCTCTGCATCAGAAACAGGCATGAAAGTTCCTCCATCATATACAACTTAACCGCTTTGGGTAGCCAAGGCGGTTATTTTTTATGCTTCCTTTGCAGCCACGCCATGCGCAGCAGCTTTTTTATAACGTCCGGTGAGAACCAAATCCTCAACATACTCCAGTGCCTTGGTCTGGCCCTCTTCGTTCAGCTGGTCGAAGTTGTCCAGCAGGGCAGTCTGGGCGGGGGTGAGGGAGGCATGTGCCGGTTCGGCATCTTCCATTCCCATTAAATAAGTGGGAGTGGTATCTAGTACCAATGCAAGTTTTTCAAGAATAGAACGTTTCAGGTTGACAACAAGGCCATTTTCATATTTATAGATGGCCGCTTTTTGCACACCAACTTTGGCACCGAGTTCTTCCTGCGTCATCTGATGCTCAATGCGAAGCTGGCGTATCCGTTCGCCGGTGGTCATAGGACATCACCCTTTCATACGTTGTATCTTAATAATAACACAGATAATCTAAAAAGCAAGAAAAAATATCTTGACAAGATTCGTACAACATGCTAATATTTAAGTATCCTGAAAAGATACTTAAATATAGAATAATATTTAAGGGGATGGATGAACGGAGGTGAAAAAGGGTGAATAAGAGAAAACTCAATGCTGTTATGCAGTTGCATGGGGAATCGCAACAAAATCTGGCGGATTTCCTCGAAATGAGCCTCTCACGGCTGAATGCTAAAATCAATGAATACCGTGGAGCACAGTTTCGACAGAATGAGATTGCAGCCATTCAGGAGCATTACGGTTTGACTGCCGAAGAAGTGAACGAGATATTTTTTGCTTCGTTGGTATCTCAAAAAGATTCTAACGGGCCAGCAGCTTGACCCCACCGACCCGAAGAAAAGCGCATGAAAAAGCCCCGGCGGGGAGCCGGGGCAGAAGGAGAAATTATGAAGTACGAAGAAATAATGGCGTGCATTCAGGATATCAACGGCCCGTGGAGCAATGCCGCCTGCCTAGGCTACTGCCGGATGGCAATGCAGAACGCCGGAGTAGACGAGTGTACCCAGCGGAAGGTTCTGCGGGAACTGAAATCCTGTTTTGATCTGGTGAGCGTGGAAGAAGCGGCACAGGCTGGCTGAGAAAGGAGAAGACCATGGACCGTTATATGATCGTGATCCCGGCGAAGAACCGGGCATTCAACATGAAGTGTGATGATGGTGACAGCATGAAGCTGGAGACCCTGCAGAAGCTGGTGGGCGTGCCGATCGAGCCGGTAAACAGCGTTCTGAGCGCCGAGTGGGCGCGGGAGAAGAACGTGGACGGCATTCTGCTGCTGGTGAACGAGGAAGGGCTGATGAAGGAGCGCCCCCTGACGAACCAGCGCGCCAGTGAGATGACGGCGGCAGAGCTGGTGGGCCCGGCAGTCGTGGCCGCAAAGCGCGGCGATGAGCTGATCGGCTTTGCAAAGCCTGTGGTGGACACCATTTGCGCCGAGTGGCTGTGAGGTGCTGCCATGGGCCGAAAGCAGAAACTGCCCTTTGAGCACTGGCAAATTATTGAATTGCTGCACATCGCACAGGACTTTTACTCAAAACCGGAGAATGAGACTGCGTTTCAAGAGTGGAAGGCGGCCAGAGATGCGAGAAAAGCAAAAAGGCCCGCCGGTGCGGGAACACCGACGAGCCAACCAGGGTGATGGTTTTTGACTGCCCATCACCAGAAGTTTAACACAGAGTGGGAGGATTTGCAAATGAAAAAGAAGATCACGGGCAGCGTGCTGAGCGCCGGTGCCATTGTGCTGGGACTAGCTGCCGCAGGGTGCGGCGGGGCCATTGAGAACGCGGCCAACGGCTGGGAAATGCTGGGCTACACGCTGCTGGCCATCGTGCTGGGCTGTGCAGCCCTGGCGCTGGCCGGGCTGGGCCTGGTGGCAGAGCAGCGGAAGGAGCCGCAGAAGATCCACAAGGTGCCGGAGAACACGGTGAAGAAGGCCGTCTGCGGCAGAAAGGCGGGGTAAGGATGGTACGGATTGAAATTAAAAAGACGGTCAAGGGTCAGATGATGCTGGCTATGGAAGCTGAGCACGAGGAACTGGAAGAAGTACTGATGTGCGCTGCCCGGTGTTTTGTGGGAACGGCCCGGAAATTGTGCGGCCCGATTTCTGCCAGCCAGGAATTTGCCGATGAAGCGGCAAGGCTGATCAAAGACCTGCTGATGGATACGGAAGGCTTTAAGGTGACCGAAGGGTACAGCGGCAAAGAAGCAAAATTTATTGCCGCGCTGAACGGTATGAATGCGGGGAAGCAGAAATGACGCTGGAAGAGTACAAGAACATTTTGATTACCGGGACACCGAGTGACCGGGCGCGGGCCATTGCCGAGGCCGGGAACGACAGGAGCCTGACCGACGAGGAGTTCCACGAGCTGACGGCCATGATCAAGGGCGTTGTGCGGCCCGGGCGGCGGAAGATGACCCCGGACGAGGCAAAGCTCTGGGCCGAGATGAGCCGGATCAACACCCGGTTGAAGGACGAGATGGTGAACGCGGGCTTTGCGGTGAGGGCCCTGCCCGGCGACCTGCAGGAGGATGCGATCAACGTTCTTTCCCGCACGGTGAGCGGGATGCTGGGCGACCTGACCGCCATGATGGCAGAGACCGGGGAACCCTGATGGATAAGACCCAGTGTGTACATGTGTTTGAGATCACCCGGAGCCGGTGCCTGAGCTGTGGGGGCCGGAACCGGGCGTGCGGGGAATATGAAGAACGGAGAAGTTACCATGAAAACAAAGATGAGCCTTTCGGCGGAGATGGACCTGACCCAGGACAGCGTAGTGCAGCTGACCTGCTGGTGCGGGCAGATCGCCTTACATGAGCTGTGGGGGCTGGGCCGCACCCGGCTTGACCGGATCACCAGACGGAAGGAGCTGCTGGGCAGCCAGAGCCTGGCTGTGGTGATGCAGCCAGACAAGAACGGGATGCCCCAGACGGAGAAGGCCCGGCGGCTGCGGGCGGAGGCGATCCCCAAGGGCGTGCCGACGGAATTCCGGGTGCCTGCGTTGCGGACACCCCGCACCCGGCGGGAGCAGCAGCTGAAAATGGTGGGCGACCGGGCAGCGACCATGGCCTGGCAGCTGATGGCGCTGGCCTGTGTGCAGGAGCTGGGGTTTGGAGCAGATCGGCTGAACCGACTGTATGCAGAGATGCGCCACAACTACGAGCAGCTGAATGAGTGGGGCAAGACGGACGGGCTGGACGTGGCCATGGAAAAGCTGCGGCGCTGCGCCTGCGATGCCTTGCAGACTGAGGACATCGTGGTGGAGAACGTGGACGATGAAAAGACAGTGCAGACCCTGAGCCGAAGCTACAAGGAGCAGGAAACAGAGTTTCTGAAGCGGGCCGTGATGATGGCAGCGGGCCGCAAGGCCTGCCGCCAGAGCCTGAATGTGCTGAACGAAGAGAGCGTTCGGCAGAAATGTGCGGATGCCATGGCAGCGGCTACCGGAAGCAACCTCTCACCGCTGCGGTCTGGCTATGCCAGCGCCTTGCAGAGCTCCCCTGATATGGGAGCCAAGGATCAAGGAGGACGATAAGATGCAGAGTGGATGCAGATGGGTATACACCCTGATGGACTGGGACACCGGCGAGGTGGTGGCCAAGGGCACCAGCGTGGAGCTGGTGGAGCAGGGATATTTTCCCGATGTGAACAAGCTGAGCAGCGTTTGGAATAATCTGGAAAAGTGCAAGAACCAAAGCCCGAAGAACTACCGGTGGAAGATGGAGCGGAAGAGCACCAAAGACGACCGGGTGGAGAGGGCCCGGGCAGAGGGCCTGAGCGCGGACGAGCGGGCCGAGACCCGGATGGTGCGGGTGTACAGCTGCTACGGTGCGGACGGCACCCTGCTGGGCAAGGGCACGGCGGCAGAGCTGAAGGACAAGGGATTGTTTGGCAGCGAGGGCACGGTGCACGAGTGCTACCGCAAGCGGGGCGGCGTGTACAAGCCCGGCGGCGTTACGCGGATGGAGATGGAGCTGTGCCAGAAACGGATCCGGCACCCCATGAAGCTGCCGGATCAGCCAGCAAAGGTGAAGCGCAAGCCCATTGGCGGCGTGATCGACCCCAGCGCCCTGGCCTACGACGTGCACGATCTGATGATCTACAACGAGAAGGCCCGGAAAATTGGAAAGCCGGAACTGACCTACGGATACTGGGCGGAAAAAGGAAAGCCCGCCACGCCTTAAACACATGAATCTATTATGAAGAGCAACGGATACGATGGACCTGACACGTCCACCGTATCCGTTACGTTTCATAATACCTTTATAAAGAAAGAGGGGGAAGGGCCCTCTTTGGGGAGCTAGTATACCCGTTATTTCTGTGACGGTGGGGTCACGGGAAAGAGACTATCAGCAGAAAGTGAAAGCCAGCAGGAGGGCACCGGGATGCGATGTAACTACATCCGAGAGAAAAAATACCAGTGCGGGGATGACTACATGGCAGTCGGAGTGTTCTCCATCATCCCCCAGGAACACCGGGGCCGGGGCAAGAAGCGGAAGGAATCCAGCGAGGGGCAGAAGGCGAAGAACAAAATGGATTCCCTGCGCAAGCGCCAGAGAAAGGCGCTGACAAATTTCAGTCCGGCGGGAATGTTCCTGACCGGTACATACGAGGATCCATTTCTGCCGGAGGACATTCTGGTCTGCCGGAGAGACGTGGAGAACTACAAGCGGCGGGTGATGGCGGCCACCTGCAAGCGGTTCGGGGCAAGGCGGGAGGACATCCGCCTGATGCTGGTGGCGGTGCGCAAGGGAGAAACAGGACGGCTGCACATGCACGGTTTTGCGGAATGCCCGGGCCTGACCGCGGCCCAGCGCCGGGAGTGGCGGGAGATGCTGGAGGATCTGTGGCGGCGGCGTATCCCCGGCTCCAACGAGTTTGAGCCGCTGGGCACCATGAACGTGGATCGGATCGACATGAAAAAGCTGCTGGGCAAGAGTGGGCAGGGCGAATACGGCACAGTGGGCTACCTCTACGGCCACAAGGAGCGGCTGTGGGTGGAAACGGCCAACCTGCGCCCGGCCATTGAGCAGGCCCCCAACGATGGCAGATGGAGCCGGAAACAGCTGCGGGCCGCCTGCGGGGAAAAGCAGAACGATGCCCAGTGGTGGGAGCAGCGGTTTCCCGGCTGGAAGATGGAAAAGTGCATCGTGCTGGAGCCAGGCGGGCTGCATGAGAGCCCGAAGCGGGAAGGAACCGGCTGGGAACGGCTGGAACCGCAATGCTATGTGATCCTGCGTCGGCGGGAGGCTGCGAAAGTTCGGGCCCCGCTTGCGGGGTCCATACGCAGTCGGAGCGAGTGAAGCCGGATGCTTGTGCCCGCGCAGCGGGCGTTCCCCGCAGGGGAAACTATCCGGCTGAGTGAGTGCAGACGGACGTGGAAGCTGTACGATGGAAACGCACTGCGCGGAGGCAGGGGACAGAGCCTTGCGAAACCTCGCACCTGACAGATAAAACACCGGTATTTTGCGCGTTATACCCATGCGAAAAGAGGGTGGAGCGGTGACAAAAGAGCAGAAGAAAGCGACCCGGCAGGCTCTGCGCCGATATGGCGAGGGGTCTGTTTGTGCTGCCTGGGCGCAGGTGATCGGGGCGGTGCTGGCCTGGTACGACCGCAATGACCCGGTATGCGCCCAGCTGCTGCGGCTGCGCTACCTGCAAGGTCTGCCAGAGGAAAAGGTGATCGCCCGGCTGTATGTGGGGCGAACGACCTACTACACCAAAGAGCTGGAAGCCCTGAGCACCGTGGCAGTGTGTGCAGCGGATGCAGGGCTGCTGCCCGGCGGGCAAATGTCCGGGGTAGTTGCACCCGGCGGGGCGTGATAGGCTATTTGCAAAGGCAGGTGAGAGAGTTGGCGAAAAAGCGGGCGTACTGCAAGAATACCGTGAAGGGAAAACAGCGGGGAAAGAAATACCAGGCGGCGTTCCGGGCAGAGGTGGTAATGGCCATGCTGGGCTCCAACTCCATCTGCGCTGTGGCGAAGAAGTACGGCGTGCCGGAATCGACCATCCGCAGCTGGATGAGCGAGGAGGCAGGCCGCAGTGATGCCTTTGCAAAGGCCCGGCAGGAAGCCGCGCGAGAGATCGCCATCCGGGCAAGCCTGGGGGTACGGGCACAGGTGACCTTTTTGCAGGGCCGGGCCGCCGAGAGCCAGCGGGCGGCGCAGATCACGGAGAGGCTGCACCGGCGTTTGGACGAGGACACCCGGGCCCGTGACTTTGCCGTGGGCACCCTGCTGAAGGACGACCCGGAGGAGCTGGCGGATGCCACCGAGACCGGGCTTGTGGTGTATGCCAGCCCGGGCAGCTACGACAGGCAGCTGGATGACACGGAACGCAGGCGGCTGAACGCCGAACTGGAGCGGTACGAGGGCCGGGTGATGAGCGACAAGAACGCGGCCGGTGTGGCCAAGGTGCTGATGGAAGTGGCAGAAAAGGCTGCTGCCATGGCCCCGGCGGAGAACACCGACAGCGAGAGCGGCCCGCCGATGGTGGAGATCGCGGCAGCCAGTGAGACGGACGGTCAGCAGGAGGTGGAAGTGGATGGCGGCACAGAGGATGCGTGACGGCAGACCGGTGATCTGGTCACCACAGCCCGCCCAGGCACGGTTCATGCAGCGCACCGAGAACGAAGTGCTGTATGGCGGGGCCGCAGGCGGCGGAAAGAGCGACGCGCTGGTGATCGAGGCCCTGCGGCAGGTGGAGATCCCACA